ATTATAGGTTCCGTCCGTACCATTTAATGTCCAGTGTACGGTGAATACTACGTCGGTATCGCCGTCCAGTTCTGGGTAGCAATCAAGCTGCTGGATATTCCAAGTATTTACGATGCTCATATAAGCCTCCTATTATGTGGCAAAATCGCCGTAATTATCTTTGCGCGCTGTCGCGGCTACTTTCGCTGCTTCCTCAATATCGTGGTACAAGCCGTAGGACTTACACTTGCCACTCTGCATTAATCTAACTTGCCATTTAAGTTTTTTACCATGCCATATTACATTACGAAAGCCACTTGAGCTATCCGTTCTGACGCCGCAGTTGTATGCGTTCTCCGCTTTGGTTGCCGCCCTTAGATTTTCAATGGCATTATTTGTGGGGTCTCTATCCGCATGATCCACTACTTCAGGTTCGTATCCGTGGTGCATAAAGAAAATTATACGATGAACAAGATACCGTACTCCGCCAATTGAAATCCTACGGTATCCCTTCCCAGCTTCATGACCGGCTTCCTTGTAAAGTTTGCCGTCAATATATCTATACGCGGACAAATCCAAGTCTTTCAAAGGGAGTGGCTTTTGCACCCTTAGTTTCCTTCTAGTTGTGCCACGCGGGCGGTAAGTTCTTGGATGGTTGCCTGCTGTTCCTGCACGAGAGCTACAAGGTCTGCGAAGAAATCGTTGTTGAGGCTGATAGCCTTAATCTTATCATCCCCGGTGACGAATGCCTTCTCCGCGTCGGCAACCATTGCGCTTTCGCTGACGCTGTACGGGTAGATCTCTTCAAAGTCTTGCGCGATGAAGCCACGGTCCGCCACGCGACCTGCGTGAGCCTCCGGAACGCGGTAATCAAAGCTGGAAGGCTTAAGAGCCATGATACGGCTGGCAGCGTCTGAAATTGGCGCTATGTTGGTTTTAACACGAACGTCAGAGGTAGACGCCCAGCTACCGCCACCTGACTTGAACGCCTGCCCAGCGCCGTCATAGTAGAACCCAAGAGCGCCGTTCAATGAATAGTTTACACCTTCTTGAAGCGCCCACACACTATCGTCGCGGACACCCCACGACCACCACAAGTCAGCATTGCTGCTATTCCGAGCCGCCATAATGTTGAAGGCGTTTTTGCTGGCTGAGTTGGGTGACATCTGCGTTAGACGGTCGTAACCGCCAAGCCCTGCCGATATCATCAGGGTTGCGTCAGCCCCTGTCCCTCCGATAGTGACGCAGCCGCTGGAGGAGATGCGGGCTTTTTCTGCCCCTGCTGTACGGAAAATCATGGTAGACGCAGTAACTGCATCAGCCCCGATAGCTACAGTACCTCCGGGAGCGCCGACCATTTGCATATACGCACCTGAGGACGCTTGCGTGTTGACTAACTGGAGAATTTCCCAAACTGCGCTGGCGGTGTTAATCTTGGTTATGCCGTTGACTTCTAACTTCTGTCCCGGCGAACTCGTCCCAATCCCGACGTTGCCGCTGCTGTCGATGCGCATACGTTCTGAGCCGCCAACACCGAAGGCAGTAAAGTTAGCTGCGTTGGTGTCGTTATTGTTGAGGGCGAAGCCGCCGCTAAGGAACTTGGCAAAGTCAATCGAGGTCGTGCCGCTGTTCGCAATGTTGCGGACAATCTGCCGCCAAACGATACCACCACCAGCGGTGGTGTTGTAAAAGTCGAAGTAGGAAAAAGCAGCTTGGTCCTGAGTGATTTGGAACTTTACGCCCGGCGAACTCGTACCGATCCCGACGTTGCCTACGCTGTCGATGCGCATGCGTTCAATCGGCGCACTTGGGCCACCACCAGTAGCAAATGCCAACGTACTAGCAGCGGGGCCGTAAACCATACCCCCACCATTGTTAAATTCAATATTTGGGTTGGCCCCAGACAGACGAATGTTCCCTAGAACGTCTAACTTCGCACCAATGGTGCCCGTACCGATCCCGACGTTGCCGCTGCTGTCGATGCGCATGCTGAGGGCGCTACTTGAATTATAGAAGCTGGACTCGCCGTTATCCGCAACAATGAAACGGGTGGCCCCACCAGAAGTAGCCGCCTCAAACGAATAAGTTGACCCTGTAGTTCCAGCACCACGAGCAGTAATGCGACCGTTGCCAGTCGTACCACCAACAATTACGTTGCCGCTGGTGTCGATGCGCATACGTTCCGTACCGCCAATACCGAAAGTCAACGGGGTTCCTGAGCTATCGCTGGTCAGCGTACCCGCGCCGGAAACTCCGCCGAACAACACACCAGTATTTGAAGTGCTGTTACGGAAGTATCCTTGATAATCTGTGGCCGAAACCGCTTGGAGGCTATATCCCGGCGTATATGTACCGATACCGACGTTACCGCCATCGGCGTTCAAAAGGAGATAAGCAGGGGTGCCACCAGCGATTGATTGGATTGAACTGGCATAACCACCTGTGAATATATAGCCTATATTCATCCTATATGCGGTGTTGTTACTCGCTTCGCCTAGGGCAATTTGGTTAGTGGACGCACTGGCAGTTGTGGGGTTTGCCGCAGGAATAATCGTAAGTTTGCCGCCGTAGCTTGTCGTACCAATCCCGACATCACCCGTGCTGCCAATGCGCATACGTTCTGCGGAGTTAGTATAAAACGCTAGTGGCAACGCCCCAAGAGAACCAAGTATCGGAAAGCCTCCGGTGTAGCCGAGGAAGCCAAGAGAGGACGATGCTCCCCACTGAACCTCGCCACCATAAACTGTTAGCCTAGCGGCTGGCGAACTCGTACCAATCCCGACGTCACCCGCCTCAGTAAGACGCATGCGTTCTGTAAAGGAAACGGCTGTCGCTGCTGTACCTGAGGGAGCGGTGAAAAACTTAAACGCACCCGCTTCTTGGCGAAATAATGAGGCAAAGTTGGTGTTTTTATATACCCACGAACCGTTGTTGAATGCGTTATTTATAACGTCCATCGTCCCAGAGCTAGATGCGACCGCCCCGTAGGTACTCATTTCAACTGCGGTGAAACCACTCCAAACACTTGGAGTTACATTTACACCGAGGTTACCTGCTGTGCTAAGGCGCATGCGCTCTGTGCCGTTGGCGCTAAAAGCAATCGTGTCGGCTGCTGGAGACCACATCCCAGTGTTGAGGTCACCAGTAAAGGTGTAGGATGGTGTGCCAGCCGCTCCAAGTCCGTTGGCGATGCTGGTGGCGCTGGCTGCACCGAGGGTAGGCGTGACAAAGGTCGGGCTGTTAGACAGCACGACGGAGCCAGTGCCGGTCGATGTGGTGACACCTGTACCGCCATTAGCTACGCCAAGCGTGCCAGCAAGAGTTATTGCGCCAGTCGTGGCTGTGTTAGGTGTAAGGCCCGTCGTGCCACCGCTGAACGAAGTAACGCCAATCCCAGTGAGGGTGGCCCATGATGGAGCTGCGCCAGTGTTACCCACCAGAACTTCGCCCGTTGCACCGACGGCGGTTGCCGCAATAGCCGAAGTTCCAGCGCCGTATAGAACGCCGTTTGCGGTGAGCGTCGATGCACCAGTACCGCCGCGGGCAACGGAGAGCTGGCCAGACCATCCCAGAGTCAGAGATGTTGCCGCGAGAAGCGCGCTCGCAGGCGTGCCGCCAAGAGTCAGAGTGACGTTCGTATCATCCGTCTTGGTGAGCGCTGCGCCGCCGCTGATGTCGGTCGCGGGGATCGTGGCAGATGCAGTGAGCGCGGACGTGCCACTACCCTTGACGTATCCGGTGAGCGTCGTCGCGCCCGTGCCGCCGTTTGCCACAATAAGCGTTCCGGCCAGCGTGATCGCACCAGTCGTGGCTGTGTTGGGCGTGAGTCCAGTCGTACCAGCGCTGAAGGTTGTTACGCCGATACCTGACAGAGTGGCCCACGATGGAGCTGAGCCCGTGTTACCGACTAGAACCTGCCCCGTCGTGCCTGCTGCAGTCACGCTCAGCGACGATGTTCCAGCTCCGTATACCAAACCATTGGCCGTGAACGTAGCTACGCCTGTGCCGCCCTGAGCAACGGAGAGAGGTGTCGTGAGACCGGATAGGCTAGTGATGTCGCTGTTGGCACCGCTCTTGGCTGCGATGATCGCGTTGCGTGCAGTCGCCTCATCAGCAGCAATAAATAGCGCGTTACCGATTGATGTCGCGCCGAGGTTGGTGCGCGCTTGCGATGCGTTAGTTGCGCCTGTGCCGCCCTGTGACACGAGAATCGGAATCGAAATACCGCCCGTGTCAGCCGTAACGACATCAGTGCCGTTGCAATACAGGATTGCTCGCGCATCGCGGGGAACGATAACACCTGTGCCAGCAGATGTTTTAACCGTAACCGTGTAAGATCCGCCGGTAGTGAAGTTACCAACCCAGTATTGCTGGATGGTGGCCGGCACGATGATTTCCATATTCGTGGTAAGCGTACCGCTAAACTGATATGCAATGCGGTTCAGGTTAGAGCCTGCCAGCGTATAGGGAGATGACTGACTGGTAAGGTCAATCGAAACGTAATCGAACAGAAACTCTGGAGCCTGTCCGAAACCGATTGTAAAATAGCCAGTGCCATCGCAGACGATGATCGCGCTGTCTCCGGGATTGAAATCGACGGTTGCAGTACCGTTAATCAGTTCACCACCAGTCGTCGCAAGCGAAATTGCACCAGTGCCGCCGTTGCGGATGTGGAAAAACCAATCATTCCCGACGGTAGATGCTGCAGGCAGAGTGATGGTTCCCGCGCCGCCAGTCCACAGAAATGCAGCAGAACGGTCGGCAGCGCCAGCCGTATAATTAACAGAAAGCGACGTTACCGCCATCGACTGATTGAGTGTGGTGTTGATCGCCTTGATGCCAGCGCCGACAAGCGATCCAGCGGTAGCAGATGACGTGCCCGCGCCAAACTGCGTTGTGCGCCATGTTCCAGCTACAGTCGTGTTCGTCTTCAGATAAACCTGATAGGCTAGGCCCGGCGTGATCGTGACGATGGTATTGCCAGCGTTATCCGCCACCGTGAAGTTAAACGAACCAGCATTGAAAAACAGGGCCGTCTCACCGGGGCTTGCTTCATTGGCAGGCGGCATAGTGATAGTGAAACCACTCGCACTGGGCGTAACATCCATGATCTGGGCAACGACATTGCCGCTGGTTGCGACTTCAAGCGGCCAAGAAAGCTCCTGATTCGCAGACAGGCTGATAGCCCGATAGCTGACATCGGACGGATAAATGGTCGTGCCGCCAAATGTTTCAGTAAACGCCATATCAATCTTCCCTGCGAATTATGCCACGATCAGAAATTTGGCGAATGTCTTCGCCGTTGAGAGCCGCGACAGCACGATTATAGAATCCTTCCCAAGTTGCAATACGTTCGTCGTTTTTCAGGAACGGAGTTGCCTCAAGAAGAGCTGCGTAGAGTAACGCATTTGGCGCGTACTCAGTAAACCAGTTGGTCTGATTTGAATCATCCAGCAGTGGCGGAATCTCGTAATACAAAATCTCCATCGGCAGCGCGCTGGATGGTGTAGGAGCAATCAGCCAATGCGAATAGTCATAGTCGGCGTAAAAGCGTGGCGTTCCTGTTGTCGTTGGATTCGGCCAATAGCTCCGGATATATTCATAGGCGCGGGGATAGACTTCACTGCGGGTGTTATTGCCCGTCCCCGTGCCCACGAAAATACTGACGGTTTCGCGCCAGCGGTCCGGTTTATCATATACCGACTGCCCCGCGATGAGGGCGGTAGTGACGACGTTAACAGTCCCTTGGATCTTCAGCTCACGCGCAAGACGACGCTCGGCCATGCCGATAAGCGTCGGGAGCATTTCGTAAACAGTGGGGTCAGTCGCCAGCGTAGCTCCGCGCTCAAGGTAAGCCCTGAGGTCGTTTAGCAAGCTGTTATACGTCATCGCGGTTGGCATGGGATAGCCTTACATCAATTCAGTGATGGCTGCAATCAAAGCTGTTACGGCAGCGATTGCAACTACCAACTTACCCTTGGCGTCCATCAATTTAGCCATCATCGTCAGCTTTGACGCATCTTCCATAGGCAGAATCTTGCCAACAGTTTTGTTGACGATTGCCTTATCGGCTTCCTTACGGATAAGTTTCTTCAGATTAACCATAGTCATTCTCCTTACAACCAAGCAGCATACTTCTTGGTCTTCAGTTTGCGGTCGTCGAGGCCATGCGTGCCCCCATTGATCCGCTTGGTAAGCTGCAGGATTGCAGCGTCATTGATGCCCTGATCGCAGATGCCCCACAGCTTGTTCTTGTCAAAGAACCACAGGGCACTTTCAAAGCATAGTTCACCAGCAACAAGGTCTGGGTTGGTCATTACATCAGGGCGTCCAACATATTCAGAGAACGCCTTGAAATTAAATTTGCCCGTCAATTGCAAGGCTCCTCGACCGCGAAAAAGCCACCCTTCGCCAGACGCTTCGTCACCATTGCCCATGCGATTAGCATAAACACGGTTGGCAATTTTCTGTGGCTGACGCTCATAGGCTTTAGCTAGAGCATCAGTCGGGAAGTATTTACCAAAGATGCCACGCAATCCTTTAGCACCATAGTTGAGGTTCTCACTGAACGCCTTAAAGTTGCCCGATTCATGCGCCGTTTGAGCAAAGAAATGTGCAGCCCGATTAGGTGATAGTTTATAGTAAGCCGCAGCCGCCTTAAGTGTACCCGGACCGAATGCACCATCAGCAGTTACCCCTATCTTTTTTTGAAGTTCAATCATGCTCATTTGCCAGCACTCCGCCAATCAGGAAAATCTTCTTCCGTAACTTGCCCATCGCCGTTCGCATCATAGCGCAGGTCGTTGCGGTATTTCTCCCACGGAGCGAGGTCATCGTCGTCATCGTCTTCTTCAACTTCATCAGCGAACACAACTCCAGTAGGAAGTGTGCGGTCTGTATGATCAGCAACCATATCAGGCGTGAGCGGTAGCGGGTCTGGTTCAGGCGCTACGGGGGACGCAGGCTCTGGCTCAGGGTCGTTGCGATCTTCTGGCGGTGGCGGGACCAGTTCGCCCTTCATGCCCATCAGCGTGGCGTAGGAGCCAGCAACAGCGCCGACGACGGAGGTCATGACGTAGCTAAGGAGGCCGAAGACATCCTTGTTGTCGATGATCTCGTTCGATACGAATAGGCCGGCAATCATGGCGATGGTGATCGTGCAGATGACAAACGCCATCGTGCGCGCAGCCATAAGGAGCGCCTTGATGCGGGCATCCATTAGTTTATCTTCCATGTTCATTCCTTTCCGGCCAGCGGGTTCGCCAGCGTCTTTTGAATACGTGCAGCAGTTTCAGTCTCAAGCTCCTTGATCCGGCGCTGCTGTTCCTTATCCTGCTCGCGCAGCTGATCTATGATGGCTCGCTGCATTGCCATATTCTGTGCATCGCTGTTTCTAACGCTACTTGACACCGCGTCAACCGTCTGTCGCGTGCCGCTGACACTGCTAGAGATTGAACCAGTCATGTAGTTTAGAGCTTCGCTATTAATCTTGGTCAGGCGCTCTACGCTGGTGACGCGCTCGTCAAGCACAGAAATGCGACCTTCAATACCAGAAAGGTCAGGCGGGACATACGCAGCCGTAACTTCCTGCATGGTCAAGAACTGCTGATACACTTGGAAGCCAGCCCACAGACCACCAAGGATTGTTGAGAATGCAGCAAAGATGATAGCAATCTTGCCGCTGCTCAGGCCACCAATGTTAAAGCTAAAGCCGCTCTCGTCGAAAGAGACCTTGGGTTCCTCATCTGTACTGCTCATCTACCATCTCCTGCCAACGGGCATCGTTCGTCTGCATCATGCGATACAATTCAAAGTTTGCGTCCTGCAGCACACGTCTGCGGTATATATCACGTATTGCGTAAAAGTCAGCCCTATCTTGCAATGACGCCTGTGTGTACGCAGCGAAGCCCGGCACGGCACCCATCTCCGAAATTGTTTCGCTCTGACCTTCTGCCATTTCGCTTTCTGATTTTTCAGATGACGCGGTTGCTGTAACGGGCGCTGCGCTGCTTTGACCGCCGACATTGTTCAGTATCTCGAAGGTGGTGGACATCGACATGGGACTGCTTGCCGAGACAGCAGCGTCCAGTGGTGATGATCCGACGCCAGAACCAATCCCGCTGCTAACCGAAGTGCTTGACCCGAAATCAACGCGCATTTGGAAGCCGCCAAAACTCTGCGACGCCTGTGAACTGTTCTCGAATGCCGATGCTTGACTGACTTCCGCCGCCTCTTCAAAGAATGTGGATTGCTGCCCGCTTTCCTCCAGCGCCGTAGCAAGCTGGCTGGATGCCTCCTGCTCCAACGCGCCTGACGATGCGTCTTGGCCCCCTACGGCGTTCTCTGTGCCATCCAGTTCCAATGACGCCAGTGCTTCCGTTTCGT